CCCGTGGAACCAGAGAATGACTGGCTTAGAACTTATCGCCCTAGTGCTGATCTCATCCACGATTATCGCACTATTCTGAATTACCCAAAGTTTACACTGTAAACCCACCAACCAACCAAGAAAGAGAATAAAATGCTAACAGCTATCGATGCAATTAATAAGCTAAACGATCAATCAATGGCGATTGTTGTTTTCACCCCTGAAGAACTATCGGGCCTCTGTGAATATGACCTTCAAGATTACCTAATCACCAAAGGTAATGAATGGATTGCCCAAAATCTCCATAATCAAGAAGAGGAATAACACTATGTATGACCGTATAGAGGCGCGACGTAAGCGCAAAGAAAGGTATGAAGGCTTTGACACCTCAAATGCCCTAAGGGTGCATTGGTACATCCAACAGAATGAGGCCATTAGAAAAGGCCTAGAGGGTGTTGCTATTCGTCAAGGTGTACGGGATGGCGCTCAAATTGCTGCCAACGCCTTTCGGGGCTTCAAGACCCATGACGGTGCCACCTTCAATGTCTCTGCCCTTCGTGCTGCTATGCGTGGCATGGGTGAGCGTGGGAGGATTAAACCATGACCCGCTTTGATCCCTTTTATCTCGTTCAATCTGAGTATGGCGCACCTATGGGTAGGCGTGACCGTCGCAGTTTTGTTGACCCTTCAGATGGTGCGCTATGTGCGCGTCACTGTGGTGGCTCTGACTGTTATGACAAGGGCGGTGCCTATTGGGGCGCACCCCTAGATATCTGGGCCGTATGGAACCACGGCAAAGGTAATGACACTGTTACCTATGTACGGGCTGATAATAGAACCCAAGCCTTAATCTTTGCACAAGGATTAGACCAATGATTAGACAGATGAATATGACCCTCAACAAGGAAGCTATGAAGGGATACCGCAAGTTTAAAAAGCTAGGCGTTATCGATGAAAGCATTGGTTGGATTTGCCGTACTGTAATGGATCAAGATGTTGTTAGCTTCCATACATCCAAAGGCACCATTACCTTTGATCACGCTGATGTTGTACATCGTGGAAGTTCCTTACAGGGCTATTCCCATCACGCAAATACGAGGCTTATTAATCATGGGAAGTAAGCTTGTCGATGTATACTGGAACTTGCACAAGTGTAAGTTTTCTATACGTGATGTTTACACTGGCAAGGTGTTTGATCACTGTAATTCCCTAGTCTTAAAGAACGCTCAGTATAAGGTAAGGGAAGGGGGTCGGCAGCGTGTACTTTCAATGGGAAAGAAAAACGTCCACGCCCACGTTAGGGGGGAGTATTACACCTCGACACCTCTTCAGTTGGTCTTGGACACCCCTAACTTAGAGTTTCGTGAAATTACCTATGACCCTTACTGGCATAGCTCTTTTGTCTATCGGCACACGGTAGGCGAAGAGGATCAAGAGCCAGTGTATGAGACCCCTTGGGTCATCATGGAAACTAAGCAAATCAATGCAATCAAATCAAAAGCACACATAGTAGGAGCATCATAATAATGGCCCATGTAACAATGACATCCATCCTATCAGGTACTATCAGCACCCGCCTCTTAGACATCGATGAGGATCAGTATCAGTACTGGAAACTCAAGCGCAAAATGGGAATGACCTGCAAGCTTGTACAAGATGAATTTCCACACCTAAATCCTAGTGACCGCGACTTCTTACTTATGGGTACTACCCAGCGGGAATGGGATCACATGTACTCAGAGCCAGAGCCAGAGCCAGTACCTGAGGCTATGAACGCCCTCTATAATCACCGTAAATCATTCGCCTCCTACCTAGGGAAAGCCTTGGGCGTTAGAACATAAGCATTGACAAATCCTTCCACAAGTGATATAACTTAGGCTACGCAGGGGGATAACCACACCCTCTGCTTATGACCTTCCAAACCGAGTTTACACTGTAAACTTTCCCCCCTCAAAATAAGGATCAAGAACATGGGTGCTAACCCTCATTACAACTATTTTAATATCTTAGGTGTGGCGTGTATCGCTACGCCAGAGCAATTCACCAAAGGGATGACTTGGTATTCCCAGTGTCACAAGACGCTAAGTGAATTAGCCCTTCGATCAAACATCGATGACATTCATGTCGGTGCTGTGTTCTCTGCATTATCCCCCAACAACAAAATTGACCGCAACCATGCTGATGCCGAGCGCATGTGTATGGCCTATGCCAGCGGCGATGAGGATTGGCGCGAGACCACCGTTTGCACCTACAATCCCAACCGCGACAAGGCTGTAAAGATCATAGAGGAACGACACCTCTCAGGGGTAGATGATCTCCTATCAATCCTTAATGGTCAGAAGACCCGCTCCTACTTTCTTTGCTGTATGAGCATGGATGATCACCCTGAGGCCGTCTGTATCGATGGTCACGCAAAGAATATCTACTATGGACAGCGGCACGGCCTAACCTCCGACAAAAGCAACATAGGTAAGCTTGAGTACAAGACCATCAGCAAGGCTTACCGCGAGGCCGCTGATGCCTTCTCAGAGTTGCGCCATGAGACCGTCACGGCATCCCAACTCCAAGCAATCACATGGACCGTGTGGCGTGACATCCACGGTATCCACTGAGTTAGAGGCCTTCCTTGCTGAGATGTTTAGCAGGGAAGACCCACCCACCCACAAACCACACCCCAATCCCCTGCGTGTTTCGCGGGGCTGGAAACCTTCACACCCCAAAGAGGAGCCACCGTTTTAACATGAACAGTAACAAATCAATCTACGTGAATGACCTCTTAGTCTGCACCGCCTTCATGTCCGACAGAACTGTTGAGCATATGATCAAGACCCTCCAGCGCAAGGGCGTCAAAAACATCACAGTAAAGGATATCTAAGCAATGGCTAACACATATGAGGTCTGCTTTGAGACCGATGAAGGTATGGCAATGGCAACTGTGATTACCGAGAAACGCACCTTGGTAGAAGAAATTTTAAAGCTTCAGTACCCCGATGACATTGGGTCCGATGGCTTCATCACAGATCAAGACGGCAATGAATTTGCCATTAACTGGTAACCCCCAAAATTAGGAGAATTAATATGACTATGGTTGTAGTTTACCCATCTAAGAAAGAACTCAAAAGCAATGTAGGATCACGGCTCAATTACATTGAGACCAGTATCTTTGGCCCAGAGTACAAGAGCAATGGCACCATCACGGTATCCAATCGCCCTCACATCACTGGCCTTGGTCGTGAGTTTTTCGCCCAGGTTACCATGCAGGATGACCTGATTACCAAGGTCTCCTAATCCGAGTTTACAGTGTAAACCCACTAAGTGCATATGCAAAAGGAAATCCTATTATGCCTAGAACAACCACTAACACCCGCATCGTTGATGCCTCTAAACTCCCTCAGAAGATACGCCTGATGCGTCACCTCAAGGCTGTGGGTCACATCAGCAATCGTGAGGCTATCCTTGATCATCACATTGTCTGCCTAGCCAAGCGTATCCAAGAGCTTAGAGAAGACGGTGTTCCCATCACGTCCCACTGGAAAAAGCACCCAGTGTCGGGTCAGCGGTACACTCGCTATGTCTTGGGAAACTTAGCTGCCTAAACAATCAATATCACTTTAATCCCAAATGCCTATTGCGCGTTTGGGCTTATGATATATTGTAATATATTATTACACTAATGGATTTACAGGAAGGAGATCCAATGAATAAACCACAAACAAGCACACCAGCGGTAGTCGCAACAAAAGCTACTACTGTCTGGACAACCGTTCCAAGGGGTCCTCCATTAACACCTAAGAGAAGGGAAAAAAAATAACTTGTACACTTCATTACAAAAGTTCTCGTTGTTCATAACAACAAGAGGACATAAAGTCCCTATGAACCAGATTGTGTGTGTACATCACAATTCATTAGAGATAACCCTACCGAGGCTATGGCTAATCTTATCTTATGGTTAAAGAATGAAAACTAACAAACTCAATGTAGTACTAGATTTATGCAAGGCTGTAGACGAAAGTTTTAGGATAACTACACTTCAAATATTCCTCAGTATCGCTGACAACGAGTACTTGGGTAATGATCCCTTAATGGTCACAGACTTCACCAAACTACATCACCTCACATTAGCCTCTGCATCACGACATTGTATGATGCTAAGTGAGACACGAAGACAGGGGGATAAAGGTATGGACCTCATCCAGATTTCCGTTAACCCCTCATCCAGAAATCAGAAGCGTTTAGCTTTAACAACGAAAGGGAAAAGACTGTACGACAGTATACGTGCGGTCCTTACATAAACTTACATGACTGTAACAAAGCGTGGTAAACGCTTCCAAGCCTACATCACTGTAGGTAAGGAGCGTCAACGCCGCAGCTTTGATACCAAAGTAGAAGCACTAATCTGGGAAGATCAAGTCAGGGACGCTATTACCCTTGGCAAGCCTCTTCCCAGTGCAACCCCCCAATCATCACAAGCATCTAAATCTTGGTCTCTCGACAACGCTGCGTCGAGGACATGGGCTATGTATTGGGAAGGCTCTCGCTCTGAGGAGAAGGTAGCCTTTAATATGAACCGTGCTTTGAAGTACTTTGGTAAACATAAGCCTGTGGCAGACATATCGACAGAAGCTGTTGATGATTACATCTTATTCTTGAAAGGAGAAAGATTATCCAATGCCACCATCAACCGTAACCTAGCAGCCTTGTCAAAGATGCTAACGGTATCGATGGACTACAGTAAGATCATCAAGAAGCCTAAGATCAATAGGCTCAAGGAAACCAACTGGCGTATGCGCTGGTTTACCGTTGAAGAGGTAGATCGTATCTTGCAAGTATCTAAGACCGCAGGGTATAAAGACCTCTATGACGCAGTAGCTGTTTCAGTAGACACTGGGGTTCGTTTAAACGAATTACAGGAGATCAAGGAAAGCAGCATTAGAGATGGTGGACTAATAGTCGATGGCAAAAACCACGATTGGCGGTCCATCCCCCTGACACAGAGGGCGTATGAGATACTTTCTCGCAGAGCCGAGGTGATCAGGAATCTTGATCCTCCTGTTGACCCTACACGGCATCATGTGAGGGTACGTCTATTCCCTGAGGGCGGGTGGTTACGCCCACAGTGGGAGCGTGTCAGGGGACTTACCTTCTCAGAGGGTGAGCTTAACCAAGACAAGGGTGATGATATAGTATGGCACACCATGCGTCACACCTTTGGATCACGATTGGCTCAGAAGGGTGTGGCCCTTCAAGTCATCAAGGACCTAATGGGGCATAAGAGTATCCAGACCACCCTGCGATACGCAAAGCTTGCCCCTACTAATTCCAAGGATGCTATTGCTCACTTGGAATAGTCCAGCGAGAGTTTACACTGTAAACTTTAATAATGGACGGTATTGTCTCTATACAACTCTTGTAGACTTTATCTACTAGGGATATAGTGTATGAAATGGTGGCGCGGCTGGTGGCGTAGAGCTTATCCAGTGGCGTTACCCTCTAAGGCCTCTTGGTGGAATTTGGTATACACAAAGGACTTAAAATCCTTCGCCTTCAATGGCTTGCGGGTTCGAGTCCCGCAGAGGCTACCACTACTAAATAACTTGTCGGGAGACTTAAAATGTACCGCGAACTAATTACACATCTGCAATCACCTAAAATTACTATAAAAATAAGGCTAATGGAGCTTCTTTCGGGCATCCTTAACCTAGCTTTCATATGTGCAATAGATATTGTGGCGTAGCTGACCCCGTGGCGCGGCGGTGGCGTATTTAATAATGGACACTCTTGTCCCCCCAGACCCCCAATATACCTTACAGGATAATAATACATGACTGATCTCCTTGAGACACAGAAGCAGCTTGAGCTTGAGATGCACATGACGGGCATCGAAGGTTACAGGAAGAAGGTTAGAACAAGCATTGAGCAGGGCCTTGAGAGCCGCACCCCTTACGGCCTGATGATGCTGAAGCGCAGTGTAGATGTATTGGCAGAAGCTTGTGACAGGTTTGTGATAGATGCACTTAGCGGGGCAGCTACCAAAAGCCCATTCTCAGCAACATTGATGAATAGCTTGGATAGTGAGGTGTGTGCATATGTATCCCTCAAAGCAGCCATTGATGGTGTATCAGGAACAACATCACTGACCAAACTAGCTATGAAGATTGGTGGGATGCTTGAGGATCAGTTCAAGCTAGATTTCTACAAACAACAGGATCAATTTATCTTTAATAAGATTTATAAGCGGGTCACTAATCAAACCACGAACAGGTATTACCGCCGCTATAATCTCTTGCGTGAACTTACACGCTTGGAATTAACCTGTGCAGAGGCTTGGAACAAGCATGAGAAGATGAGCCTAGGATGTAAGCTGATCGACTTGGTTGTGCAGGAGACAGGCTTAATCAGGATCGAAACGCAGACCGTAGGCCGTAACAAGAAAATCCTAATGGTTAGGTCCACTGATAAGACCTTAGCATGGATTGCCAAGGTCAATGAAAGAGGTGAGGCTCTATGTTCTTCCTTTGGGCCTTGTGTCATCAAGCCTAAAGATTGGACTACCCCCATCGATGGTGGTTTCTACACCCCAGAGCTATTCAATGTCCCTCTGATCAAGACCAGTAACATTAACTACTTTGAGGATATGCAGCATTACCCAATGCCTGAGGAGTATGCAGCCGTTAACACTCTTCAAGGTTCCAAGTTCCAGATCAACCAACCCATCCTTGAGTTTATGCAGGAGTGTTGGGAGAGTGGATTACCTTGGGGTGGCTTGGTCAGCCGTGAGGACGCTACACTGCCCCCATTCCCATTTAGCCCTGACAAGGACACTAAGAACCTTGGAGAGGCTGATGCCTTGAAGTTTAAGGATTGGAAAAAGGCAGCGACACGGGTTTACCAGTTTAATGCCCGTTCAACGTCTAAACGCCTTGCAACTATTCGGACCCTACAGATTGCTGAGAAGTACAAGGATTTCGATGAGTTCTTCTTTGTCTACCAGAATGACTTTAGGTTCAGAAAATACGTCACCAGCGCGTTTCTCAATCCTCAGGGGGCTGACCCTTCCAAAGCTCTCCTACAGTTCTCTAAGGGCCGTAGGTTGGGCGAGAGGGGTGCTTTCTGGTTAGCAGTACAGGGAGCCAACACTTATGGTGAGGATAAGATTACCCTGCAACAGCGATACGATTGGGTAAAGGAGAATAGTCCTTGGATCATCAAGTGTGCTGAAGACCCTATGGTCTACAAGGAGTGGTGTGATGCTGACAAGCCTTGGCAGTTCCTTGCCTTCTGTTTTGAGTGGCAGGGGCAAAGTATTTTGGGCGAAAATTTTGAGAGCAAACTACCAATCGCTTTAGACGGGTGTAACAACGGTATCCAGCACTTGAGCGCATTGGCTAGGGATTATCGCGGCGGTGAGGCTACTAATCTTCTGCCCAGCGCATTACCCAACGACATCTACCAAGAGGTAGCTGATGCCTGTGTCGAGGAGCTAGAGAAACGCGATGACCCTATGGCTACCAAGTGGCTAGAGTTTGGGGTCACCAGAAAGTGCTGTAAGCGGCCAGTAATGGTGGTGCCTTATGGTGGTCGGCTCTTTAGCTGCCGTGGCTACATCGAAGAGTACATCCACGATGTCTTAGAAGATGGTTCACCTGATCTTTTTGATGGCAAGTACTTTGAAGCAAGTAATTACCTAGCCCGTATCCTCTGGGATGCGATCAGCGAGGTGGTTGTGTCGGCCCGTAAGGTTATGGATTGGGTACAGAAAGTATCTAGCACTGTGACCAAGCAGGGATTTCCCTTGGCATGGCAGACACCAACAGGGGCCTACGTCAGTCAGAACTATGAGGCCTTTAGTACCAAGAGGGTAACCACGCACATCGATGGTGTGCTTATCAAGCCCTCAGTCAGAGAAACAATAGAAGGAAAGTTAGATCGGAGAAGATCAGTTAACGGTTCTAGTCCTAATTTTATTCACAGTCTGGATGCATCTGCGATGACAAAGACCATCAACCTGTGCAGACAGAGAGGACTAACCGACTTCTGTATGATCCACGATAGTTATGCGGTTCATGCGGGTGAGTTATCAAACGGGGAGAATTGTACTGATGTATTATTTGCATCATTACGCGAAGCCTTTGTTGATATGTATGTAAACAATAACCCTCTAAGTGACTTGCGAGAAAGTGTCTTAGAGATCGTAGACAAAGTACCAGAGCCACCATCGATGGGGACCTTGGATATCACTAAGGTTACTGAGAGTGAGTTCTTCTTTTCTTAGTTTTCAACTCCTTCCACTTGTGGAAGTAATAATGGACACTATTGTCCCTACAAAACTTGGAAAGGTTTAAAATGAATATCGAAGCAGTAGCTGCATTGATGATCAGGCGGGGGCAACAAGTGCCTGTTGATATGATCATTAAGCTACAGGAAATGGGTCACAATTTTGATGCGTTTGAAAAGAAGCACATCAAGCATGACCGATATACTAACAACCTAAACGATGAAACTACGAAGGATAATTAATGGCTATAACTACACCTAAAGGCACAGCAATGTGGGCAAAGCTCTTCACACCTGATTTCAAATTCAGTGATGTTGGAGAGTACAGTGTAGCACTCACGATTGGTGCTGATAATGCCGCTGATATTGTGTCTAAGATTGACGCTCAGTTGGATTACTCTTTGCAAAAAGCACAGAAAGAAAACCCCACAAAGAAGGGTTCGATCAAACCAGCATCACCACCTTACAAAGAAGTATTTGATGAGCAGGGTAATGCCACTGGTGAGTTTGAATTTAAATTTAAACAGAAGGCAGTAGTCCAGACCAAGAACGGTCCACTTAAAAAGAAACCAGCCGTAGTCGATGCCAAAGGTAAACCCATCAGGGAACCAATCGAAGTCGGTAATGGCTCAGTGATGAAGGTAGCGTTTGATATGTACCCTTACTACACCGCGATGGCGGGTGCAGGGGTATCGTTGAAACTAACGGCAGCGCAACTCATCGATGTCAAAGGTAGTTTTAAGTTCGACGTTGAGGATGGCTATGAGTTTTCCGAGAGTGACGTGAAACAACCAGATGAAGACTTCAACAACGAAGAGGAAGCCCCCCGTCAAGCCGACGATCTTGGGGACTTCTGAAGATACTAAATTTCGATCAGGATTAGAACGCAATATCGCCCGTGACTTAGACAAAATGTGTAGCGACTACACCTATGAACAAGAGCGGGTACCCTACTTTGTCGAGCGCAAGTATATTGCTGACTTCATTCTACCCAACGGCATCATCATAGAAGCCAAGGGCTGGTTCAAATCTGCTGACCAGCGGAAGATGAGAAACCTCAAGGATCAACATCCAGACCGTGAATTTCGGTTTGTATTTCAGAGGCTAAATTCCAAAGTTCAAGGAAGCACAATGACTTGCGCCCAATGGTGCGAGAAATACGGCTTCCTGTATGCAGAAACTTTTGTCCCAAAGGAGTGGGTAAATGAGAAAGATTAATCTGATCGTAGTTCACTGTTCAGCCACCAAAGCTGATCAGGAATGTAATGCAGACATCATTGACAAGTGGCACCGCAAACGGGGCTGGCGAAAGATTGGATATCATTACGTCATCAACCGTAGCGGATTGCTAGAGACAGGGCGCAAGCTTGAAGAGGTAGGCGCACATGTCAAAGGCAAGAACAAACACAGCATAGGTATTTCTATGATTGGTGGCCTTGATGCCAATGGTGATCCTGAGTGTAACTATACAAAGGAGCAATGGAAGCAGTTGGAAACTTTGGTCAGTCAGCTACAGGCTGATTACCCAGAGGCTGATGTGGATGGGCATAATAGTTTTGCCGCAAAAGCATGTCCCTGTTTCAACGTAAAAGAATGGTTGAAGAACGAGAAGAAAGCTCTTTCGTAGCGCATCAACCTTGTCCCAAATGTACATCAAGAGATGGGTTCGCCCTCTACGATGACGGGCATGGTTACTGCTTTGTGTGTCACCATTATCAACACGGTGACGATACTGAAATTACCCAAAAACGTGAGGTTAAAATGGCAACTACACAGCTAGTTGAGCGGGACAGCTATGTCCCTTTGAACAGACGTAGACTTAGCGAAGAGACTTGCAAGAAGTGGGACTACCACCTCTCTGAGTTCAATGGCAAGAAGTGCCATGTCGCTAATTACAAGGACGCACAAGGACAGACCGTGGCGCAGAAGCTGCGGTTCGCTAACAAAGACTTTCTTTTCATAGGAGATACTAAGTCAGCCACCCTCTATGGGCAGCACCTGTGGCCCGATGGGGGCAAGATGGTTACTGTGGTAGAGGGTGAGCTTGATGCTTTATCTCTTCAGCAAACTATGAAGAGTTGGCCCGTTGTCTCAATCCCCAATGGGGCAGCGGGTGCAAAGAAATCAGTGCAGAAAAATTTGGAGTGGCTTAACAAATTCCAAAAAGTGAATTTCTGTTTTGACAGTGACGATGCTGGTAGAAAAGCAGCCAAAGAATGTGCTTCCCTGCTACCACCATCTAAGAGCCGTATAGTTAATCTACCATTGAAGGATGCCAACGAAATGTTGGTAGAGAACAGGACAGATGAACTGATCAGGGCGGTTTGGGATGCCAAGGAGAATAGACCTGACGGTATCCTCAATGGCTCTGACCTATGGGAAGAGATCAACCTAGCGAATGATGCTGAGAGTTGGAGCTACCCATACCACGGCCTCAACGATAAGACCCAAGGCTTACGCAAGGGTGAGATCGTTACCGTTACTGCTGGTTCTGGGATCGGCAAGAGCCAACTGTGTCGTGAGTTCTCACACCACCTGTTAACTCAGGGTGAGACCATAGGCATCGTAGCATTAGAGGAGAGCATCACGAGAAGCGCATTAGGCCTGATGGCTATAGCAGCTAACAAGCCCCTTCACCTCAACGTCGAGGTCACACCAGAGGAGAAGCTAGAGGCATTTGAGAGTACCCTCGGTACAGGTCGCGTGTTCCTATACGATCATTGGGGGTCCACAGAGGCTGACAATCTTTTGGATAAGATACGTTACCTAGCAAACGGCTGTGGCTGTGGCTTCATCATACTTGATCACATCTCAATCGTTGTGTCCTCAGGTATGGAAGGTGGCGATGAGCGTAAGCTGATTGACAAGTTGATGACCCTGCTACGTGGCCTGTGCGAGGAGCTAAAGATCGGACTCATTCTTGTCAGTCACCTCAAGCGTCCAGACGGCAAGGGACATGAGGAAGGTAATGTCACAAGCTTGAGCCAACTAAGAGGCAGTGCAGCAATAGGCCAGTTGTCAGATATGGTTATTGGCTGTGAACGAAACCAACAAGATGCTGAGAACAGCAACATCACTACCGTCAGAATATTGAAGAATAGATGGACGGGAGAGACAGGCATAGCAACACACCTTGAGTACGACAAACATACAGGACGTATGAACGAGGTAACTATGCCCAGTAGTGATGAAACCTTCGACACCAGAGAGGACTTTTAATGTTTGTTTACATAGTAATCTTGATCCACATGGGGGGCTACAAAGTACATGCTCCCAACGTGGTTTTCACGAATGATAAGCACTGTGAAGTGTACAGGGAAATGGATTACCAGAGGCTGTATAACACCGCACCTGATCCCTACGCAGAGATCGTATCCATGTGTATAAAATTACCAGAGAAGGCTTAGTACATGAGCAATAAGGTTAGATTAGATATAGAACTAGAAGTTCTGTTTGGTGACGAGGGCGTAGAAATCTACCCTTACATCGATGGTAGTACTGAGAGCGAGGATGCAATTAACTTTAATTGGGAGGCCCTATATTCAGAAACTGTTAAGTCAGCATTTGACTGTGGCAGTATCGCTGACACCGCTGACAAGCTAGAGGAAATGGCAGATCGATTACGTCAGTATATTCTTGACAACTAAAGCATCCACTTGTGCAATAAGTTACTCCTGAGAGAGGACTAAACTATGAGACTTGTATTCGATATAGAGACCGATGGTCTTGATCCTTCTGTAATCCACTGCATCGTAGCCAAGGACGTAGACACTAAGGCTGTCTACAGGTTCTATGGGGGTATGATCCCTGATGGTGCCAAGCTACTGTTGATGGCTGAAGAGCTAATAGGCCATAACATTGTGGCATATGATATGGTGGTGATGCGTAAGTTTTTCCCTGACTTATTCGGGGAAAGTTTACACTGTAAACTCACTGACACCTTGGTCTTGTCTAGGCTCCTCTGGCCTGACCGCCGCGAAAAAGACTTTAAGCTTCATAGAGAGGGCCGCTTGATACCAAAGCTCATTGGCTCCCATAGCCTCAAGGCTTGGGGCCAGAGGTTAGGTGACCTTAAAGATAGCTTTGGTGAAAGCACCGATTGGTCAGAGTTTAGTGAAGAGATGCTAGACTACTGCGAACAGGATGTGGAACTAAACTACCGTCTGTATCAACTATGCCTAAAGCAGAAGTGTAGTCAGGATGCTATAGACCTAGAGCATGACATACATTCTATATGCCTAAAGCAGACTGACAATGGGTTCCCCTTAGATGAGGATAAGGCTGTCAAGCTTTACTCCCGTCTCAGTACACGCAGACAGGATATCTACAATGAGTTGGTAGATACCTTTGGGTCATGGTGGGAGCCTGTAGGCATCATCACTCCCAAGCGTAGTATCAAATACAAGTCAGTAGACAGGCAGTCAGTGTGGAAGGATACACCCTACACCAAGATCAAGAGAACTACGTTTAACCCAGCTAGTCGGCATCACATAGCCCAGAGGCTCACCCATAAGTACGGGTGGGAGCCTGAGTTATTCACTGAGACCGATGAGCCTAGGGTAGACGATAAGGTCTTGGGGTCCTTGGAGTACCCAGAGGCCAAGCTGTTAGCTGAATACTTGCTGATCCAGAAAAGGATTGGTCAGTTAGCAGAGGGTAACCAAGCATGGCTCAAGCTGTCTAAGGATGGCAAGCTACACGGCAGGGTAAACACTATGGGATGTGTAACTTCTAGATGCACCCATAGCAATCCAAACACTGGGCAAGTTCCTAGTGTTAATGCCAAGTATGGATGGGAGTGCCGTGAGTTGTTCCATGCCCCTAAGGGATGGCTACTCATGGGCTGCGATGTTTCTGGATTGGAATTGAGAACATTAGCCCATTACGTTTCTGCTTGGGATGAGGGTAAGTATGCTGACATCCTATTGGAAGGTGACATTCACCAAGCCACGGCAGACGCTACAGGCCTGTCGAGAAATAACGCAAAAAAATTCCAGTACGCCCTTCTTTATGGTGGGGGTGATGAGAAAATAGGTTCTATTGTTGGTGGTGGTAAGAAGGAAGGGGCTGCGCTCAAGCGTAAGTATTTCAAAGCTACACCAGCAATCAAGAAGCTAAGGTCAGCGGTACAGGACAAGGCAAAGCAAGGGTACATCAAGGGCATAGATGGTAGGCACGTTCCTATTCGTCATTCCCATGCTGCACTCAATTCTCTCCTACAATCCTGTGGTGCAATCCTATGTAAACGGTGGGTGGTGTTGTTCCATGACCTACTAAATAAGAACGGCTTTGTTGAAGGCGTGGACTACCAACAGGTGGCCTACGTTCACGATGAGGTGCAAGTGTTAGTAAGGGAACAAGTAGCTAATGACATTGGACTACTCTGCATCGAAGCAATTAGACTTTCTGGACAGTATTACTCCATCAGACTTCCACTCGACGGTGAGTACAAAGTCGGAGCAAACTGGGCAGAGACACACTGATCCAAATGTCCTTGGGGACATAGCGGAATACTACTCAATAACCTACCTTTTGGATAAAGGACTTCATGTCTATAGAAACGCTTGTTGCACAGGCCCCGTTGATCTTATTGCTATGGATGCTACTGGTGCAGTCACCCTCATTGATGTCAAAGCTATACGAAGAGAGAGGGATTATAATGTCGCTTCTATTCGCTCACCTCTTCAGAAAAAGTTGGGTGTTCAAATACTTGATTTCGATGTTGCGACAAGGGACTTCAGTTGGAAGAAACATCGTGACTAAATACTTGCATATGTGCAATAAATGGAAAGGCTCCTAAACATGGCAGCACGTAAACAACCACCACCATTGAAAGAAAAACCATGTCCAAAGTGTGAGGAACTTACCCAAGCACTAAAGGACCTTAGGCGTTTAGCATCTCTCGGTAACGACCAGTTCAATATGGTTGTGCGTATGAAAATTGATGAGGTGTTATGACAATAACATTCATCCTTCATCTAATTATGACCTGTGCGTTCTTAGTCGTATCGCTGGCCTTGAGCTTCAAGTTCATTGTTGAGGCTGTGCTTGAGTACAAACAGGTAACCGCTGGAATACAAGTAATCACTGAAAGGGATATGCGTGAAGAAGAAGACAAAGAGGACGGTTCTACTGGATGGTGACATCCTTGTGTACCAAGCAGCTACAGTATGTGAGGAGCCTGTGGATTGGGGAGAAGGTCTTTGGACCCTACACGCCCATGAACAGGACGCCCTAGCTTCCTTCATCAGCCAGTACCTCAACGTGTGGGATGGTACTAATGCTGATGAGATTAAGCTATTCATCACAGGCCCAAAGAACTACAGGAAAGATGTTTTTCCAGACTACAAGGGTAACAGGACTGACAAGCGTAAGCCCCTGCTATTGAAGTGGCTGCGCGAACATCTCCTAGAGAACTATGACGCCATCATTCTTGAGAACATTGAGGCTGATGATGCCATAGGCCTTTATTCTGATATCCCAAACTGTGTGATTGTTAGTAAGGATAAGGACCTACTTACAATCTCAGGGATGCACTGGGATCAAGACAAAGGCTTCTTTGAGGTTACCCAAGAGGAAGCAGACTACAATCTAAATATGCAAATCTTAACGGGTGATGCGACTGACAACTACAAAGGTTGCACAGGCGTAGGACCAGTGAAGGCAGCTAAAATCTTAGCACAGGATATGGACCCTTGGGATGCCATTGTTGGTGCTTATGAGAAGGCTGGTTTGGGGGAGACTGAGGCCATCGTACAGGCCAGATGTGCGCGTATCCTGCGCCCCCATGAATATAACTTTGACACAAACGAGGCTCAACTGTGGACACCAAAGACAACATCAACAAACCAGATCACTACACCAGCGGTGGCATAGAGTGCATCGACTACATGAAAGACAATATGTCTCCGATTATGTTCTGTGGTTATTTGGAAGGTGCCACTAAAAAGTACCTACACAGGTTTCGTTACAAAGGTAGGCCTGTTGAGGACCTTGAGAAAGCTCAATGGTACTTGAACGCATTGGTCAAAGAGATGCGTGGGGGTGAGGAATGAGCTTCACCCTTATCAGCCAAGCTGGTTGTCGGTACTGCCGCAAGGCAATCATTCACCTTCAGCATACTGAGCGCACGGTGAAGGTTTATGACATCGATGAGCTTCCTTGGCTCAAGACCCTAATGGGTCAAGCGGGTCACAAGACAGTCCCTCAAATCTTCAGCCCCACTGGTGAGTACATTGGTGGGTTTGATGAGTTGGTGGAAAGAAAAGTTAGCAGTCACATAGGAGCAGTATCATCGAAGTAAAATTGCTTAATTCAATGGGTGATGATCTCACTGTTTGCAATGCAGCTAGGGTAAGTTTTGGTAAGAAGTCTGAATGGAACCCTGATTGGCGTGATTACCCATACGAACCACTACTTCCAGCCGACAATAGGCTCATCAAATACCTAGCAAGGCATGGTCACTACAGTCCTTTCGGACATTCCTTTGCCAGCTTTTTCGTCAAAGCACCCATCTACGTTCATGCACAGTGTCTGAAGCATAAGTTTTTGAGAGCCAATACCATCAGCCGTCGCTACGTGGACAGTGAGCCTGAGTTCTATGAGCCTGAGGTTTGGAGAGGCAGGGCTGCTAACGTCAAGCAGGGTAGTAGTGATGAAGAGATTAAGGATGTGCATATCAGAACAACCCACGCCGTCATCCTTGGGGTCTACAATCACCTATTAGATAAGGGTGTTTGCCCAGAACAGGCGAGAGGTATCTTACCCCAATCCACCTACACTGAGTGGTGGTGGTCTGGGTCCTTGGATGCTTGGGCTGACATGGCCCGACTGCGTTGTAAGCCTGATGCTCAAGCAGAGACTAGAGAAATAGCAGATCAAATCAGCGAAGTTATGGGGGACTTATTCCCTTGTAGCTGGGAAGCCCTAATGGAGAACTAAACTTTTGGCTAAATGGGATGTTAAGAAAATAGAAAAAGCGTTCAATAAAGGTACTACAATTCACCAAGATCACATAGCCCCCGCCCTAACCCTTAATGACTACCAGAACAGGGCGCACAAGACAGCAGTATACCCCGTCAACAAATCATTAGAATACCTGATCACTGGTCTCTCAGCAGAGGTTGGCGAGGTCTCAGGCAAGGTAGCCAAGTACTACCGCAAAGACGGTGAGTTCCCCAAAGAAGCAGTGTTGGATGAACTAGGGGATGTCCTCTGGTTTGTCGCAGAACTGTCAACCCTCTTGGGGTCACCGTTGAGCAAGGTGGCAATGGGTAACATTGAAAAACTAGCGTCCCGCAAGGAGCGGGGCGTCCTTAAAGGTAGCGGAGATAATAGATGACTACAGACACACGCGCACAGGTAATAACGCGCAGAACATATAACCGCCCTTTAGATAAAGAGGGTACTAAGTTTGAGACATGGGAAGACACCATTGACCGTGTTATCCACCACCAGCAATGGCTCTGGGAACGTGCAAAAGGTGGTGAACTTAATAATTTTGAACACATAGAGCTAGAGAAACTACGGGACTTATTCATTAAGCGTATCGGCTTGGTATCAGGCCGTACTCTATGGCTTGGGGGTACTGACGTAGCGAAGCACAGAGAGGCCTCACAGTTCAACTGTAGCTTTGCTAGAGTAGAGACCATCCACAATGTAGTTGATGCCTTCTGGCTTCTCCTACAAGGGTGTGGGGTAGGCTTTGAGCCAATCACTGGTAATCTCAATGGCTTTACTAAGCCTGTACAGATCGAAGTCATACGATCAACTAGAGACACCCGTGGTTATGACCACAACAAAGAATATTACGTGGGCGATAGTTGGCGTTTAGAAGTAGGGGACAGTGCAGAGGCTTGGGCAAAGTCAGTAGGTAAACTATTGGCAATGAAAAAGCCTGTTAAGAAGGTCATCCTAGACTTCACCCAAATCAGACCAGCGGGTGAACGCTTGTCAGGTTATGGTTGGATTAGCTCTGGGGATGATACAATCTCTGTGGCCTTCAAAGCCATTGCAGAGCTACTGAATAAACGGGTTGGGCAACTCTTAACCCGCATGGATATCTTGGATGTGATGAACTGGTTGGGTACTTGCCTGTCCAGCCGCCGTAGTGCCGAGATTGCTCTTATGCCTTATGGTTCAGCGGAATGGCATTTGTTTGCTAGGGCCAAGAAAGACCACTGGATCGATAACCCACAGAGAGCGCAGTCAAACAACTCGCTGTTGTTCTGGGACAGGCCAAGCATAGAGGAACTTGAGGACATCTTTCAGATCATGGAAGATGCTGGGGGGTCAGAGCCAGCCTTTATTAATGCAGAGGCAGCACAACGCCGTGCGCCTTGGTTTGCTGGCGTAAATCCTTGTGCGGAAATACTTTTAGGTAATGCAAATTTTTGCAACTTAGTGGAGTTTGACCTCAATAAGGTTAACGGTTGGCCCCTGCATGAAGTTGAAGATGCCTTGCGTCTATTGGCCCGTGCAAACTACCGACAGACCTGTGTGAACCTAGACGATGGTATCCTGCAAAGATCATGGCATGAGCTTAATGAGTTCCTACGCTTAACAGGTGTGGGCTTAACAGGCATTGTGACATGGGAACACCATGAGAGCGGTCATCACCTACAGATGTTACGTCAGGCTGCACAGATGGGCGCACACTCAATGGCTGATGAACTAAACCTTCCAAGGTCCAAAGCAGTCACGACGATCAAACCAAGTGGGACCCTTTCAAAGATCATGTCAACCACTGAGGGGGTTCATAAACCCTTAGGTAAATACATCTTTAACAATGTGAGATTTAGCAAACATGATCCACTTGTGGAACTACTCAAAACAGGTAATTACAGGGTTTGGACTGATCCTTATAGCGATGATGCTGTGCTTGCTACCTTCCCTGTCTCTTATGATAATGT